CTGCGGAAGTGGTGGCCCCAGTGCGACGCGCCGCCCGCGCCGGCTCCGACCCAGCCGGCGGCCAACCGGCCAGACACGATGCGGATTATCGCCGAGGGCTTGCGCCTCGGACGAGATGTGGAGGCATTGCGTGACGGAAGATGGCCTGACCAGGGCGATGGCGGACCTGTTGTCGATGTGGCCCTCGCGGGCACAGAGCCGCGAGCAGGTGGCGGTGCTGTTCGGGCTCTATCGGCCGGCGCTGGCTGATCTGACCGACGACGAGCTGGCGGAGGCCGTCAGGACGGCGCTGCGTGACTGCCGGTTCTTCCCGGTCCCGGCCGAGCTGCGAGCCTTCGCCCGTCCGCCTGCGCCGGCGCGCGACTTCGAGCTCGACTACGACCCCCTGCGTGGCCACCGCGAGCGGATGCTCGACCTGCTGGCGTTGCCCGCGGGTCCGGTCGTCAGCCAGGAGGAGCTCGACGCGCGGGCGCGGGCCACGCTGGAGCGTATGCATGACTTCGATCGCGGTCGACGGGAGCGTCTCGCCGCCCAGGAGGCGAACCGGAACCGGCGGCGTCGCGGCTACGCCCTCCCGGCCGAGGTCCTGGCGGAGCTGGCGGCGGTGCGCGAGCGGATGCGCGAGACGACGGACACGGCGGCGCCGGCCGGTGGGTGACCGACGCCGCCTCGAGGGGGAGAGGAATTCCCGATGGTGGTCACTGCACACAACGTTCCACGGCGCCGGGCGGTTTGGTTGCGACTCGGCCGGGAGATCCTGTGGCTGCGCTGCTGGTGGCGCTACCTGGCCGGCGAGGAGGAGCACCTGGTCGCCGAGCTGATCCGCCACCGCGCCTGGGCGGCGCTGGAGCGGCTGGCGACGGAGGCGGACGCATGACGCTCGGACAGGACGTTCTTCGCGAGATCGCCGCACGCTACCGCGACGGCGAGTGGGCCGACTTTACCGTTGCCCAGGCCGTCTTCGACATCGGTCGGCTCCTCGGGCATATCGCCGACATGGGCGTTCACCAGCGGGCGCTGGAACGCGAACTGGCCGCGGCCGAGTGGACCGTGGCGTCGCTGGAGCGGCTGGCGACGGAGAGTGACGTATGACGGCGACGATACCGCGGCCGGCAGCGAAGCGGCGGTACTGGACGGCGGATGAAGACGCGATCGTCCGCGCCGAGTACGGTCGCACGGCGAAGCTCGAACTGGCCGCGCGGCTGGACCGGACGCCGAGCGCCGTCCACGGGCGGGCCGGGATCCTCGGCCTGCGGCGCCCACCTGGCGCGCGCACCGTCTGGACGCCTGAGCGCGTCGCCATCCTGCGCGCCGAGTATCGCCGCACGCCGACGCCGCTCTTGGCCGAGCGGCTCGGCACCACCATCCCCGGCGTCCGCCACCAGGCCGCCGTGCTGGGGGTGACGGGCGACCCCGCGCGCTTCGTCTGGACGGACGAGCTGGATGGGCTGGTGCGCGAGCTGATCGGGCAAATCCCCGGCGCTGCACTGGCCGCGCGACTCAACATCGGCGAGACGGCGCTCTATCGCCGGGCCCGGCGTCTCGGCATTCCCGCGCGCCAGGGTCCAGCGACGCGCTACGCCCGCGACCAGCAGGAACTGCGCCGCCTGCGGGCGCTGGTCGAGCGGGATGATCTCGACGCCGGGCCGACGGTCAGGAAGCTCCGCATCCTCCTGGCGTACAGACTCGGCGTGCTCACCGAGGCCGAGGCCGCCGTCGCCGCCGGCATCCCGCCGGGGAGGTTGATCGTGGAGTGTGGACGGGAGGCGGCGCGCGGCCAGGCCGAGGCGACCGCCGCGTTGTGAGATGGACAGGAGGCAGTATGCAAATCCCCTATCCCGGCATCGGCGGCATCATCGCGATCGTGGTGCTTGTCGTGGCCATTGTGCTCGTGTTGATCGGCCAGCTCCCGCTGACGCTGGGCGTGCTGATCGCGGCCTTGGCCGTCGCCCGGTTGTGCTGATGGACACGATGGACACCGTGCGCCGTATGCGCCTCGGCCAGCACACCTGCGACAAGCCCGTCCTGGTCGCGATCGACGACTACGGCGGCTGGCGCTACGTTGGCATCCGGCCGGGCGAGTTCATCGCCCGCTGCCCGTGGTGCCGACGCCGACTCACCCGCCGCACCGTGCGCCTGCTCGACGCTGATGACCAGTAATCGCGCAGAAGTGATCAACTGCGCAATGGAGGGACGATGGTTGACGGCATCGTGGTGGAATGCCCGTGCGACGAGCCGAGGTGCGACAACCCCGGCCACGCTTGTTTCCTCCCCGGCTCACAGGAACCGGACGGAGGCTATTGCAGCGAACACGCCTTCGCGCACGGCTTCTGCAAGGGTTGTGGAGACTTCTGGGGCGGCGTCGAGAGCTTCGAGTTCATCAACAACGGCTGGTGCGACAACTGCCGGGCCGAGTTCGACGAACCGGACGATGACGAGGAGTACGCCTGGGATACGCCGTATGAAGACTTGCCGTGAGTGAATTCCGGAAGTAGTGATCTACTGCGAAGAGGAGCGGCGATGTTGACTGACAGCATGTTTGTCATCTGCGGCGACGGTTATAACGGCGTGGCCGACACGCTGGATGAAGCGCACGCCCTCGCACTTCGGATGGACGGCGGGACGGTCTATGTCAAGGTCGATCTGGTGGAGCACATTCTGACAAAGATGGATACGGTCGTGGACAAGGCCGAGCGCATCGTGACGCTGGAGATGGCGCTACGCACCTACGCTCAGCACGGACGATACTGCGCTGCCCTAGGCTATGCCGACCCGTACGGCGGGGATGGAATGACATCCTGCACCTGCGGGCTGTCCGTCGTATGGCCGGATCAGAGGAGGGACGATGCTCACCAGAGCCGAACTCGACCACTATCTCGTCACCGCGCAGCCGCCAGACGTGCAGCGGCTCATGCATCACATCACGCGCCTTGAGGAGATCATCGCGCTGGCTCGCGACGTGATCGACGGTTATCCGTCCCACCCGCCGGTCTTCGGTTCGGCCTGTCCGTGCTCCCTGTGCCTGCTGCGCGCCGCACTGGAGGGGCGATAGTGACCACCGACGACATCATTAAACGCGTGAAGCGCCTGATCGTCCGCAAGAACACTGATGGGATCGGCGGCATCGACACCGGCTGGCGCGTCGCCGACCTTGACGGGCTGACGGATGAGATATGGTGGGGCAACACGCGCGACGCGGCGTCGCTCCGACTGCTCATCATCGACCTGCGCGCCCACGGGCACGAGTTCGAGGAACCGACCGACCTGGAGATCATGAACTGCGTCGTGTGAGTTCCGGAAGTAGTGATCTTCCCAGAAGTGGAGATGTCATGAAGGTGATCGGGCGCGGATGGACCCAGAAGTATTGGTGGGACATGACCCGCATCCACCGTCGCTACCAGTATCGCTACTACATCGCGCCCCGCGTCGTCCGCTGGACGATGGGGGAGTGATGCGTATAACGGCGCCTATGCGCGGATGGATTGCGCCGTAAACAACATCACGGGTACACTCAGAACAGGCGCGAGCAACATTATGGCATTCAAGAAGGGACAATCCGGCAACCCCGGCGGCCGGCCGAAGCGCGACCTGACGCTGACCGGCGCGCTCCGGCTCGCCCTCCGTCAGAAAGCCCACGGCGGCCAGACCCACCTGGAGCTGATCGCGCTCAAATTGCTGGCGATGGCCGAGGACGGCAACCTGGAGGCGATCAAACTCGCCTTCGAGCGCATCGACGGCAAGGTCATCGAGCGCATCGAGCAGACCGGCCCCGACGGCGGCCCCTTCCTCCTGCGCGTGGCGGTGGTGCATGATCGCGACGACCCGGAACCACGCCGACTTGAAGCTGTCGAGGACGCAGGCATCGTTCGTCTTCGATGAGCACCGCCATGCGGCGTTCGTCGGCGGCGTCGGCGCCGGGAAGTCCTACGCCGGCGCCGCCAAGGCGTTCATCCAGCGCCTCGGCGTCCCCGGCCTCGGCCTCGTCACCGCCCCCACCTACCCGATGCTGCGCGACGCCACCTGGCGCACCGCCCTCGAGGTCTGGGCGCCGCTCATCCGCGGCGTCAACCGCAACGAGATGCTGATGCTGATGCGCTCGGGGGCCGAGGTGATCTTTCGCTCGACCGACGACCCCGAGCGCCTGCGCGGGCCGAACTGTTCCTGGGCCTGGATGGACGAGGGCAGCCTCAGCAGCCGCGACGCCTTCCCGATCATCATCGGTCGCCTCCGCCAGGGTGGCCAGGTCGGCGCCTGCTGGGTCACATTCACTCCCAAGGGCTTCGACAACTGGACCTACGAGACCTTCGTCGCCAACGCCACCGCCGACACCGCGCTCTTCACCGCCGCCACCCGCTCGAATCCGTTCCTCTCGCCCGACTTCGAGGCCAGCCTCCGCGCCCAGTACGGCAGCGAGTACGCCCGCCAGGAGCTGGGCGGCGAGTTCGTGGCCCTCGGCGCCGGCCTCATCAAGCGCCAGTGGTTCCGCGTCGCCGACCACGCGCCGGAGGGTCTCCGCTGGGCCAGGTACTGGGATCTCGCCGCCTCGGAGAAGACCTCGGCCGACTTCACCTGCTCCTTCCGCCTGGCCTTCGACGCCGACCAGCGCCTCTGGATCGCCGACGGCGTCCGCGACCGCTGGGCCTGGCCCGACGCCCGCCGCGTCATCCTCCAGACCATGACGGCCGAGGAGGGCGTGGACGTGGGCATCGAGACGGCCGGGATGCAGCTCGCCCTGTGGCAGGACATCATGCGCCAGCCAGAGACGCGGGGCCGGCGCGTCCGCGAGGTGCGCGTCGACCGGGACAAGCTCGCCCGCGCCCAGCCGTGGATCGCCCGCGCCGAGGCGGGGCTGGTGACCCTCGTCCGCGGGCCGTGGGTGACGCCGTTCCTCAACGAGGCCGAGAACTTCCCCGCCGGCGAGCATGACGATCAGGTCGACGCCGTCAGCGGCGGCGTTCAGATGCTGGCGCGGGTCAAGAAAGGGATCGCAAGCCTGTGAACGCCATCCAGCATGCCTACCGCGGCCTGGTCGTCCGGCTCAAGAACGCCGCCCTGCGCTGGTCGACCGGCGGCGGAACGTGGTGGGGCGGCGTCTCCGGCCGCTCGCGCATCGCCTACAGCACCGCGACTGGCGACGCCTCCATGAACACCGTGGTCGAGGCGTGCGTGAGCTGGCTCACCACCGCCTTCCTCGAGGCCCCGCCGCGCATCCGCCGCTATGGCCCCAAGGACGCGCTTACGCCCGAGCCGCGCCACCCGCTGCTGCAGCTCCTCCGTCGGCCCAATCCCGAGTTCACCGGGCGCGAGCTGTTCCAGGCCGTTCTGGCCGATCAGATGCTCACGGGGAACGCCTACCTGTACAAGCGCCGCTCGGCGGCCAACCGCGTGGTCGAGCTGTGGTGGCTGCCGTCGTGGGCGGTCGAGCCGGTCGGCGAGGATGGGGCGTTCATCAGCCGCTACGAGTACTCCAGCGGCGAGGGCCAGAAGCTGGAGATCAGCCCGGCCGACATCGTCCACTTCCCCGATCGGCGCGACCCCCGCAATCCGCGCAAGGGGCTGAGCAAGCTCGGCAAGCTGCTGCGCGAGGTCTACACCGACGACGAGGCCGCCACCTTCACCGCCGCCATCCTCTCCAACCTCGGCATCCCCGGCGTCATCATCAGCCCGGCCGACGACGACAGCGAGATCACGCCCGACCAGGCCGACATGATGAAGGCCGATTTCCGCCAGAAGTTCGGCGGCGACATGCGCGGCGAGCCGCTGGTGCTCAGCGGGAACGTGAAGGTGTCCACCGTCTCGTTCTCGCCCGAGCAGATGACGCTGCGCGACCTGCGCCAGATCCCCGAGGAGCGCATCTCAGCCGTCTTCGGCACGCCCGCGATCCTCGTCGGGCTCGGCGCCGGGCTCGAGCGCAGCACGTACTCGAACTACTCGGAGGCGCGCGAGGCGGCGTTCGAGGAGAAGCTGATCCCGCTGGGGAAGAACCTGGCCGAGCGCATCAGCCTCCAGCTCGTCCCCGAGTTCGAGGGCGACCCGACGAAGGTCGAGTTCGACTTTGACATCTCGGACATCCGCGTGCTGCAGGAAGACAATAACGCGCTGGCGACGCGCATGGTGGCGCTCACCAGCGGCGGGCTGATGCTCGTCGACGAGGCGCGGCAGGAGGTCGGGCTCGAGCCGCTGCCCGACCAGAAGGGCCAGATCCTCTACGTGCCCAATGGCGTGACGCCGACCCTGCCCGCCGACCTGGGGGCCGAGCCCGAGCCGGCCCCGGCGCCGATGCCGCTGCTGCCGGCGGCGCCAGATGACGGGGGCGCGTCCGAGGAGGGCGCGCAGGAGCGCGAGGAGGCTGGCGAGCCGACCGAGCTGCGGCGCGTGGCGAGCGCCGTGCTGGCCGAGATGAAACGGATCCAGGGCAACGGACACGGCAACGGGCACGGAGCGGTGGCGCTGATCGGGGAGTGAGGCGATGATCGACAGGCAGAGCGCCGGCGCGTCGACCCGCCCCCAGCCCATCGTCGACCAGGCGCCGACCTGCTGGCGCTGCGGGCGTGTCCTCATGGGCTACGCCGGCCGCCCCTGGTCGGTCACGTGTAAGCGATGCCGGGCGAAGAACAAGAGCGGCCCGGCGCCCGATAGACAACCATAACGCCATGTGCTAGCATGAGCGCATCCTGAGCGGGCCGCCCTCCTGGGCCTTTTGCGCGCCCCCGTGCTGATGAAGCGTGGGGGCGTGTCTGTGCTCGACACCAAGACCGTCACCAGCCCGGCCGAGTGGAAGGCCGACGGCCCGGCCGGGTCGCTGCGCGCCGTCATCTCGACCTTCGACGTGGTCGACCTCGACGGCGACATCGTGACCGCGGGCGCCTTCACCGATCGGCAGGCCGTCCCGCTCGTCTGGGCGCATGACTGGACGCGCCCAATTGGACGCGGCGTCATCAACGTCGAGGCCAGGCGAGCCGTGTTCGACGGGCAGCTCTTCCTCGACACCGACGACGGCCTCAACGCCTACAAGACGATCAAGCAGATGGGCGAGCTGCAGGAATATTCCTGGGGCTTTCAGATCCTCGAGGCCGAGCCCGTCACGGCCGACGGCGCGACCGCGCGACGCATTCTCAAGGCCGAGGTCTTCGAGGCGAGCCCGGTCCTCGTCGGGGCCGCCGGCCGTGGCCGGACCCGCACGCTGGCGATCAAATCGGGGCTGCCCCTGGCGGATGAGGGCGAGGCGGCGCTTGCGGCCGCGCTGGCCTTCACCACGCGCCTGAAGTCGCTTGCCGACCTCAGGGAGAAAGAGGGCCGCACCCTCAGCGGCGCCAACCGCCAGCGCCTCCAGGCCGTGCTCGACGCGCTGGTCGGCCTCGATGGCGTGCGCGCCGACATCGCCGAGCTGCTGGCCGCCACCGAGCGCGCCGCGACCGAGGCGGCGGCCGTCGCCGAGCCGTCCGAGGAGGCCGGCAAGGCGCTCGCCGACGACAGCCGGAGGCCCGGCGGAGCCGGGCCGGACGGCCCGCCGCTGCCCCCCGCCGGTCTGCTCGCCCTGCATCAACAATTCGTCGCGCTGGACGCCTTTTACGAGGGCGTCGTCGCTAAGTGAAAGAGGCTGCCCGATGGCGTCACTGGTCGAGATCCGCGAGGAGCTAACCGAGAAGCGCAAGTACCTGCACGACCTGTGGCTCGAGGCCGGGCCCGACATCGACATGGGCCGCGTCACCTCGCTCAACGGCGACAGCGACGCCAAGGTCGCCGAGTTCCAGCGCCTCCAGCGCGAGCTGACCGACCTCGGCCAGAAGTATGACCGGCTCGCCCTGGTCGAGGCCGTCGCCCAGCAGAACGAGACCGAGTACAAGCGCCTGACCGAGCCGGTTGGCGGCCCGCCCATGCCCGGCGGCTCGTCCAACGGCCGCGGCTCCTCGCCCGTGCCCTACCAGCCCAAGCGGCTGCGCCAGTACATCGCCGACCACCGCGGCTACAAGGAGTTCAAGGCCGGCCAGCGCACCACCGTCGTGCTGGACATCCCTGAATACGACTTCAAGACGCTCATCACGCTGACCACCGTCAACGCCCAGGCGTCGCGGCTGGCGCCGGTCGACATGGCGCTGGAGGAGCGCACCGTCAGCGACCTGATGGGCCAGGGCTCGACCGACAACAACACGATCGAGTACTACGAAGAAACCACATTTACGAATGCGGCGGCCACCGTCGCCGAAGGCACGGCCAAGGCCGAGAGCGCGATCGCCTGGACGCTCCGCACCGAGAACGTCCGCAAGATCGCCCACTGGATCCCGGCGACCAAAGAGAGCCTGGATGACGTCAGCTTCCTCGAGAGCACCATCCGCACCCGGCTCGCCTTCGGCGTCCAGCGCACCGAGGAGACGCAGCTCCTGACCGGCGACGGCACGGCCCCCAACCTGCGCGGCATCATCAACCGCTCCGGCATCCAGACGCAGGCCAAGGCCGCCGACCCGACGCCCGACGCCATCTACAGGGCCATGCAGAAGGTCCGGGGCGCGGCGGGCAGCGGTTTCGCCGAGCCCGACGCCGTCGTCCTCCACCCGAACGACTGGACCGACATCAAGCTGCTCCGCACGACCGACGGCATCTACATCTGGGGCAATCCCAGCGACGAGGGGCCGGATCGCATCTGGGGCAAGCAGGTGCGCCAGACGACCGGCATGACCGAGGGGACCGGCCTCACCGGCGCCTTCCGCGCCCATGCACAGGTCATCCGGCGCGAGGGCGTCACGGTGACGCTCAGCACCGAGCACGCCTCCTACTTCATCGAGAACAAAGTCGCGATCCTGGCCGAGTCCAGGCTCGCCCTGGCCGTGTTCCGCCCGAGCGCGTTCGCGACCATCACGGGCATCTGATCGTCAGCATCATCTGCAGATGATGCCAAGGAGAGGTTTCTATGCCTGTCATCCAGGGCGGCATGGTGATCGAGGGCTCGATCGGCCGCGCCATCCCGGTCAGCGGCGCCCCCGTCGCCGGGACCAACGAGGTCCAGACCCTGACCATCGGCGGCACACCCACCGCCGGGACGTTTACGCTCACGCTCGAGGGGCGCACGACGGCGGCCATCACCTGGAGCAACGTCAACGCCACGCTGCTCAGCGCCATCAACACGGCGACGGACGCCGCCTTCGGGACCAGCAGCGTCGTCGCCACCGCCGGCTCGCTCACCGCCGGCATCGGCACGGTCCTGCTCACCTTCGGGACGGCCTATGCCCGTCGCGCTGTCTCGACCATGAGCGCCACCAGCAGCCTGACCGGCACGAGCCCCACGCTCGCCGTCGCCGAGACGACGCCCGGCGTCGACGCCACCTACCGCGGCGCCTCGACCGGCTCCATGATCGTCCGCACCGACACCGGCGCCCTCTACGTCAACACGTCCACCACGGCCGGCCAGCCCACCTGGACGGCGCAGGTCTAGATCAGTCTCGGGGGAACGATCATGCCCTACAAGGTCAAAGAGCGGCTCTACACCACGCTCGACGGGAAGGTGGTCAAAGAGGGCGACCCGAAGGCCGCCTTCCTGCTCATGAACGAGGGCGGAGAGCTGAGCGACGAGGAGGCGCAGAAGTACGGCCTCGTCGAGGAGAAGGCCGTCCCGGCGCCGCCGGCGACAAAGGCGAGATCGACCCAGGCGAGCAAGGGAGCCTGACGGTGGCGAAAGGGTACACCAGCGCCGGGCAGGTCGCCATGCAGCTCGGCCAGACGCTCACGGACGACCAGGAGACGGCGTTCGATTTCATCCTGCCCGCCGTCGAGGAGTGGATCGACGCCGAGACGGGCAGCGCCTGGCTGACTGGCGCCGTCGCCTCCGAGACGCATCATGGGCCATTCGGCGGGCCGCTGGTCTTCCTCCGCCAGCGGCCCGTCACGGCCGTCGCCAGCGTGACCGCCGTCAACGAATGGAACGCCGACCCGACGACGCTGGTGGACGCGACTGATTACAGCCTCTACGACGCGGCGCGCGGCGTGCTCTACCTGGCCGGCTACGTCGGCTGGCGCCAGCTCACCGTCGCCTACACGCCCGCCCCCAGCCTGCCCTGGACGATCAATCGCCTCGCCACGCTCCTCGCGGCGGGGACTCTGCCGAGCGCCGCCGGCGGCGGGACGGTCGATCCCAGCATCGTCAAGTCGTATGAGGTGGGCGGCGATTTCTCGGTCACCTTCCGCGACGCCATCGCCGGCGTCTTCCAGTCGTCCGAGGTCCAGCGCCTGGTCTCCATGCACCGCCAGAGGCAGTTCGCCTGATGGGCTACCCTTTCAACACAACAGCAACCTTCTACACCGAGACGCCGGGGACGGGTGAGTTCACCACCGTATACGCGGCCGATTTCGCCTGCCGGCTCACCCACCTCGCCCAGCGCCCGACCAATCCGCCCGATCGCGCTGCCCTAGCCGCCGAGCGCAACTTGATCTTCGACCCCGCGCTCACGCTGCCCGACTTCGGCGAGATCGTCATCGAGGGCCACGCTGGCCGCTGGGCGCCGAAAGCCTACACCTACGAACTGCTCGACCTGGAAGATGCCCCCCACCACAAGCGCGTTCAGGTCGTGAGGCAGGTCGTATGATCGGCGTGAAGGTCGAGGGCCTGCCGGTCGCCCAGGGGCAGCTCCGCCTCTATCACGAGTCGGCTGCCACGGTCGGCCGCTGGCGCGCCGCGGTCGGCGCCGCGGCCCCGTATGCGCGCTTCGTCCACGAGGGCACGCGCCGCATGGCCGGCCGGCCCTTCCTGGCGCAGGCGCTCGCCGCCGAGCGCCCGGCCGTCGAGCAGCGCATCATGCGCGCGACCCCGAAGGGCGCCGGCGCCATGACGGCCGCCCTGACCGACAGCGAGCGCGGCCTGGCCGCCGCCGCTCGCCGCCTGGCCCCCGTCCGCACCGGCCGCCTGCGCGCCTCCATCTTCTCGCGGATCGGCGGCCGGCGATGACGCTCGAGAGCCTCGCGCCGCTCGACGCCATCAAGGCCCGCTGGACGGCCGCCGGCGCGCAGCGCGTCAGCGAGGGCGCCCCCGAGAGCAACGCCACGCGCAAGAGCGTCTACATCACCGGCGGGCGCTTCGAGCTGTTCGATGGCCCCACCGGCCTCCTCGAGCGCCGCGGCCGCTTCTTCAACGGCGTCTACTGGCGCGTGGGCGGCGCCGAGGCGACCGCCGAGCGCGACAGCCTGACGCTGATCGACGCCTTCACCATCGACTTCCACACCGGCGCCGACCACGGGCGCACGCTCGACGGCACAGTGGAGACGGCCGCGCTCGAGAGCGTCGCCATCGACGAGCCGCTCTATCAGGTCGTGGCCGGCGTCGAGTATCGCGTGCACCCGCTCATCATCGTCTACAAGCAGTATCTCGTCATAGGAGGATAACCATGTCCGTCGAGACGCCGGAAGAGCCGACCGAAGGCGAGGCCGAGGCGCCGGCCGCGACCTACCAGGGCGATGGGGGTCACTTCATCGTCGGCGTGCCCGCCCGCGACCTCACCCAGGCGGAGTACGACGCATTGACCGACGAACAACGCGACGCCGTCCTGACCACGCGCGACACCGCCGGGGGCCTGCTCTACGACGTGGCCGGCGAAGACCAGGAGGAGGCGCCGGCCGAGCCCGAGCCCGAACCCGAGGCTGAGGCGCCGGCCGAGACGCCAGCGTCGGAGCCCGAGCCGTCGGCCTAGCAACGCTCGCCCGGCGCCGCCGGGTAGGACGAGGAGGGGACCATGCCAGCCATCCCGGCGGAACTCTGGCGGCGTCAGGTCCAGCTGGGCCGGGAGGTCAGCTATGGCGTCCCGGTCGCCGCCACACGCAAGGCGTATTTGACGGACCCCACCTTCACCCGCGAGGTGACGGCCGAGGAGGTCCGGTTCGCGACCGGCACGCGCGACAACGTGCGGGCCATCGTCTACGGCCCGGTCGAGGCCGGCGGCTCGGTCTCCATGCCGATCTCGGCCGACGAGCTGCTCGAGTGGCTCCTGTGCGGCATCCGCGGCTCCGTCACGCCCACCACGCCCGCCGGCGCCACCAACGCCCGCCGCTGGTACTTCACGCCCGGCACCAGCCTCGACAGCATGACGATCGAGGAGTCGGCCGGCGACATCTGGCGCATCCCCGGCGTCTACGTCAACGAGTTTACGTTCGCGGGGAATGTGCGCGAGGCGTTGCAAAACGTCACCATGACGTTGTTCGGCAAGGACAAAACAACCCTGGGGAGCATCACCGGCGCCCTGGCCGACCGCACGCCCAACTTCGCCCAGGGCTGGCAGACGAGAGTGTTTTTGGATGCGTTCGGCAGCACGCCCCAGGTGTTGCAGAAGTCATTCGCCGTCACCGACTACAGCGTGACCATCGGCAACGGCCTCGATCGCGTCTACACCGCCGACAATACTCAATCCGCCGCGACCGTCTCGATCGGCGAGCTGAGCGTCACCGCCATGATCCGCGTGCTCGCCACCAGCGCGCTCGCCTCGGCCGAGTTCGCGAACTGGGTCGCGGGCACATCGCGCCTGCTCACCCTCTCGATCGGCAACAACGACGTGATCGACGCGGGCACGAACGAGGTCCAGACGCTGACCGAGGGCACGGCGATGACGGCCGGGACGTACACGCTGGCCTTCCGCAGCCAGTCGACCAGCGCGATCGCCTACAATGCCACCGCGGCGACGATCCAGACGGCGCTCGAGGCGCTCGGCGCCATCGGGACCGGCAACGTGACCGTCACCGGCGGCCCGCTCGACACGGCGTCCGTCACGATCACCTTCACCGGCGCCCTCGCTGGCCAGGATGTCCCGCTGCTCACCAGCGTCCAGACCAGCCTGACCGGCACGTTCACCCACGGCACGACCACGCCGGGCGTCGGCTATCGCCGGGCGACCAACCTCATCATCCCCGGCATGTGGACGGCGGTGGACCTGACCGGCGACACCAACGGCCTGCGCTCGTATGAGTTCACGCTTGGATACAAATACGATTCTGTCCTCGCCGCGGGCGTCGCCATCGAGTGCATCACCGACCGGACCACGGCGTTCTAAGGAGTATTGTCTATGCTGACCAAAGGGGTCGCCGAGCGGCGCGAGATACCGCATGAGCCGGGCGAGTGGTTCGAGGTCAAGCTGCTCTCCTGGCAGGAGCTGGAGCACGCCCGCGACACGCGCTCGCGCCGGAGCCTCGCCAACATCCGCGACATGGGCCAGGAGGTCTACGGCGCCATCCAGCAGGCGGCCACGCGCGCCGCGGCCGAGCCAACCGACCGCAGCGTCGAGGACAACTACGACCGCATGGCCCTGCTCACGGCCGGCGTCGTCGGCTGGTCCTATCCCGAGCCGGTCAGCGCCGAGACGCTGGGGCAGCTCGACGAGGACACCGCCCACTGGGCCATGACGGCCATCCTCGGCGTCACGTTTATGCGCATGGGCGAACAGCGAAAAAACTCCGGCGCGCCCTCCATGCCGTCCTAGACGGCGAGGCGGGCGCGGTCGCGCCGTGGGAGTGGACGATCGCCATGATCTGCGCCGCCTTCAGCATCCCCCCCAGCCAGGCCATGCAGGAGCCGCTGGCGCTGTGCCTGTCGATCATCGAGCTGCGGGCGTACGCCAGGGCGCACGCGGCCGTGCGCGACGCCCGCGACCCGCGCGAGCTGCCGAACGACCCGCTCATCCATGAGGTCCGATCGAACGACGTGCTGGCGCAGGCCGAGGCGCTGATGCGCTGGGGCCAGGAGATCGGCTAGTGGACAACGATATCCGTCTGCTGATCGAGATGGTCGGCAAGGACAACGCCTCCGACGAGATCAAGAAGGTCGACAGCGCGCTCGGCGGGCTGGGCGACGTGGCGAAGGGCGCCGTGACGGCGCTGGCCGGCGTCGGCGTCGTGGCGGGCGGGGCGGTCGTCGCCGGCATCGGCGCCAGCATCAAGGCCGCGAGCGACTTCGAGGCGCAGATGTCGGCGGTGAAAGCCGTCTCCGGCGCCACGGCCGACGAGATGGGCCAGTTGTCGGGCCTTGCCCTGAAGCTGGGCAAAGACACCGTGTTCTCGGCCGGCGAGGCGGCGGCGGGGTTGGAGGAGCTGGTCAAGGGCGGCGTCTCGATCCCCGACATCATGAACGGCGCGGCGAAGGCGACGCTCGACCTGGCCGCCGCGGGCGGCGTGGGGCTCGCCGACGCGGCCGAGATCGCCTCGAACAGCCTCGCCATCTTCGGCCTCAAGGGCCAGGACATGGCGATGGTGTCGAACCAGATCGCCGGCGCCGCGAACGCCAGCAGCCTGAGCGTGATGGACTTCAAGATGAGCCTGGGCGCGGCTGGGACGGTCATGGCCGGCGCTGGTCAGACCTTCGAGCAGACCGCCACGGCCATCGCCTTGCTGGGCCAGGCCGGCATCAAAGGCAGCGACGCCGGCACCAGCCTCAAGACGATGTTCAACAACCTGATCCCGACCACGAAGCCAGCCATGAAGGCGATGCGCGACCTCGGCCTCTACACCGACGAGGCCGGCTCGGCCTTCGTCAACCTCGACGGCTCCTTCAAGGATGTCAGCCAGATCTCGAACCTCCTCAAGGACCGGCTCGGTGGGGTGAGCGAGGCCGAACGAAGCCTCGCGCTCGAAACGATCTTCGGCAGCGACGCCCAGCGGGCCGCGCTCGTCCTGACCAACGCCGGCGCCGAGGGCTTCGACAAGATGGCCGAGAGCATGGGCAAGGTGACGGCGGAGGCCGTCGGCGCCGAGAAGTTGAACAACCTCAACGGCGTCATGCAGTCGCTCCAGGGCTCGCTCGAGACGGCCGGCATCACGCTCGGCCAGGCGTTCCTGCCACTGCTGACCGACTTCGCCAGGATGGCGGTCGAGGTCGTCAACGCCGCCATTCCGCTGCTCGAGGTGTGGGGGCCGAAGATCGCGGAGGCCACCAAGCAGGGCATCGACGCCGTCAAGGCGTTCGTCGCGTACATCCCGACCCTGCTCGCCCGCGCCGCCCCCGTCATCGAGGCCGTCCAGATCCAGTTCGAGTTCTTCGCCGATGTCGTCGAGCAGGTGCTCAGCGGCGACATCATGGGCGCCTTCAAACACGTCGTCAGCGGCATGGAAGAGACCCGCGTCGATATCGTCAAGCAGCTCCTCGACTGGGCGAAGGGCTTCATCGAGTGGGTCGCCCCGATGGTCCCGAAGCTCCTCGAGGAGCTGGCGCGCGTCGAGCGGGAGATCATGACCTTCCTGGCCGAGACCGCGGTCAAGACGGTCGAGGCAATCGTCCCGATGGCCGCCGCCTTCATCGACTGGGTCGGCCCCCAGATCCCGCCGCTGCTGCGCGAGCTGGGGACGTTCGCCGCGGGCATGTTCGACTGGCTGGTGAGCCAGCTTCCGGCGATCGGCGCCAAGCTGGCCGAGTGGGGCCTGGCGTTCGTCGAGTGGGTGGCGCCGCGCATCCCGCCCTTGCTGCTCGAGCTGGGCAAGCTGAGCCTGGAGGTCGCCGGGTGGATTCTCGGCCACGCCATCCCCGCCATCGTGACCGAGCTGGCGAAGCTGGGGGCGAAGTTCGTCGACTGGGTCGGCAGCGAGGTGCTGCCGACGCTGCCGGGCGAGCTGGCGAAGATCGGGACGGCCATCAGCGGCTGGATCTCGGAGGCGGCGGGCAAGGCGCTCACGGCGGCGCGGGAGATCGGCACGGCGATCGTCAACGGCATCGTCAACGGCTT